ATAACTTTTTTATGCTTTCTACTCAATACCGCCTCCGATTGGAGTTCATCTGTAACAAAATCATCAAAGGAGAAGAGGTACAATTATCTGAAATGATCTGGGCAGATAAACTAGCAAAATCAAACAGATCGGCAGGAGAGATGTTGAGGAAAGCGAGAAGACAGGCAAGAAACCCAAACATGAAAGAGGGTGACTTGGACGATTTTTTGAATAAAATGGATCTGGGACATCCAGATCCATCTAATCATCTGGGTAGAGATACAGATATCGACGAAATTGTTGAGTGGTTCAAACAGGAGAAAACTGATGACTGGCGGCAACGAGATTAACGATAGTGGTCTTTTTGAAGACGACTGGTATGCAACCCTTAATATGGGTATAGATGAGATAAGAGCTTTGTATAGCATCATATCTTACGCATATGAAACTTGGCCAGGGGCACCTGCAAGACCTGTAGAAGAACAGGAATATCTTCGCACTATAAAGATGCGATTGTTTGCAGTTATGTCGCAATATGCATTTGATTGCATGGATCTAAAAGACGACACTAAATAACAATAAAAGCTAATGGCTAAAATCTATCGTTATCCATACGATATGATGGACCGATCAACAGATTACATGTTGATTGAGTCAATTGAGTACAAACCATCTGGCAAATTACCAGATTTTACTAGCACGAACTCTACCTTTCAGAGATTAAAAACTGCGAAGGCGAAGTATAATATTGTGCTGCCTATGCCTAATCAGATTGCACAGGCAAATACCGTTGGATGGGGAGAATCTAGAATTAGTGCATTAGCAGGAACTGGTGTTAATGCACTCGCGAATGGTTTGCAAATGGCAAGTCAAGAGAATGGTATTGCAGCCAGTGCTTCAGCAGGACTTGACGCAATTGGAAATACTCTAAAAGATAATGCTCAATCCTCCGCTTTATTCAGCACCGCAAGTAAACAGTATTTACGGGATCGTGCAGCAGCTGATGCAATCAATGCACTCGCTGGTACTAATATCAGAGCAGCAGATATTCTAGCAAGAACTTCAGGTAAGATTGTAAACCAGAACCTTGAGTTATTATTCAATGGTGTATCACTGAGACCTTTTAACTTCGCATGGGATCTAACACCTAGAGATGAGAAAGAAGCAGGGGTAATTAGAGAAATACTTTATAAACTAAAACAGTCGTCAGCAGCAAGAAGAAGCAACTCAGCTTTCCTTGGCAGTCCTGATGTATGGAGAATTTCATATAGAAAGGGAACACAAGTCCACGGATTCTTAAATAGATTTAAGGTCTGTGCTATAACGAATGTAGGCATCAACTACACTGGTTCTGGTCAGTATGCTAGCTACAATGATAGTATGGGAACTCCAGTTCACATTCAACTATCCCTCAACTTCACTGAGTTAGAACCTATCTATCGTGAAGACTATGATAATTATCAAGGAGGCTCTGGTTTCTAATGACACAAGAAAGATACTTTGACATCCTACCCAACTTTAGATACATCAATCCCGTCCAAGAGGGCGGGAAAAGAGAACAGTATGTTGAGGTAAAAAACCTTTTTACCAGAGTCAAGTTGAATGATTCTGTTTTTGGAAATATTACCAGTTTCCAGGGGTATAGCATCTCCGATGGAGAGAGACCTGACAATGTTGCAGAAAAACTCTATGAAGATGGAGACCTTGATTGGGTTATTTTACTGTCAGCTAATATCACTAGCGTCCAAGATCAGTGGCCACTGTCATCTAGACTTCTGTATGAGATTGCAGAAGAAAAGTATGGAACTGCTCTGAATGAGGTTCATCACTATGAAACAAGAGAAATCAGAGACAGTAAGGGAAGACTGATTCTTCCTGGTGGTCTTACAGTTGACCAAGGTTTTACTATTCCAGATCCAAACAGTCCGCTACAAGATCTAGATCCAACAGTTGCAGTAACAAACTGGTTAGTAGAGACTAGAAAAAACAATGAAAAAAGAGCGATCCAAGTACTGCGTCCGCAGTATGTGAATCAGCTCATTGATGATGCAAATGATATTTTAGAGTATCAGGAATCGTCTCAATTTACTGAAGACGGTGGCAAAATTGCCTTTAACGACCTGATCTAGACTAGTGCTTCTAGTTCTGCAACAGTGGTTGCAGCATCGATAGTGGAATAGGGAACAGCAGGATTATCCTTCAGAGACGGGGACTCGCCCTTCATCTCTGCTAAGGCTGTTGTCTCCTGATTTTCTGTTCTGATCTGAAGAAACTTGGTCTCCAGACTTTTCTTGCAAATTTCTTTCGCACTTGCAAGATCCACATCCACAGTCGAACTTGAGTGGTTGTATTTCCATGCGTTTCTAAATGTTGTAGATGGTAATTCAGTGTGAGGAATTACCGAGTATTCAGACGCAGGGACATCCTTCGCGATGATATCCTCATCAGAAAGGACGCACTGCTCAGAGGGCACGACGACATTGCAATAACCGTCTGCCCCATTATAAACAATTAATTGCCGAGTCATCAGGAGCTAGGAGTAGAAACTACGATGCTGGTTGCGTTAGGGAATAAGATGGTTACTTTATTTCTGGCATCTGTGTCATCAGCGGCGAAAACCTCCACCGATTGTGTCTCAGTGCCAGCACCCTCATTAAAGGTTGCCAAATAACGATTTGCTGTAAATGCCATAATTGGACAGCTAACTTGTACTGGATTATTTATCTACTATATAGTCGCCAATAACCAAACAATCAATATCCATACTGAGAAAAGATTGAACAGCATGATATGGTGACTCTACTATTGGTTCTCCATTATCATTGAATGATGTATTGACAACCACTGGAGGATCTAGAGTTGTTAGTAGTTCATGAAGTCTTGGATTCCACGACTTCCTGAGAGTTTGAATTCTACATGTGCCATCTGCATGTGTAATTGCAGGAATCAAATCACTCTTAACAGTTTGGGAGTAAAGCATATGAGGTGTGGAGAATCCCTCCTCAAAGTATTCATTAACACTTTCCTCAGGTATGATCCCAGCAAAGGGTCTCCAGGGTTCTCTATGTTTAACCCTCCTGTTCAAAACATCTTTGTTCTCTGCTTTAGATGGACTCATGAATATAGATCTAGAACCAAGAGCTCTTGGACCATGCTCAGATCTACCTTGGAACCAACCCACAATTAAATTATCTCTTATCCTTTGAGATACTTTTTCAATATCATATGGTTGATACTTTAGGTCAAATAAATCTAATATTTTTGTGATATCAGAATTAGTATATTGTTTACCCAGTAATGCTAGATTTGTGGGTGTAGATATACTCTCATTCTCTTCAAAACAACCCCAAATAGCAGCACCGAAGTGTATACCAGAATCATCTGGAAATGGAGGAATATGAATAGACCTGAACAAACCACTTTCTTTGATCTTGGTATTTGCCAAGATGTTTAAAAATGATCCACCAGCAAAACAAACATTTGGAGTCAAATGATACTTCCTTAGTTTTTTAAGAAGTTCAATTAAACCATCTTCAAAGTTTTTCTGAAGGATATATGCAGCATCTTCAACACTATCAACATCATCAAACCATACCGTATCAAAATTAATATAAGGAATAGAATGATCTGTTACCTTGTACAGTTGTTCATATTTTTCAGAATTTCCGTAAGCTGATAGACCCATTATCTTACCAGCGCAACCGACTTGAGTTGACCAATTATCTACACCTTTTCCAGTCTTCACAGCATATATTTGTGATGATGCAACAGAGTAGATTTGACCAAAACTATTATAGAATCCTTCAGGCATATTATAAAACCTGAAGATACCCTTCTCTTTGTTGAAGAATCCTATTGAATTATTCTCTACATGATCGACCATTTTTCTAAATGGATCGTTAATTATAGATCCACCACCGTCGAATGTTAGAAAACTTCCCTCATTAAAAGGAGAGGTAAAAACAGTAGATGCAGCATGACATAGATGATGACCAACCGATTTAATCTCAGCGTTTGGAAAAGATTTCCTTAGCATCCTGGTTACTGTACCATCTTCAGTTTGATGTAGATTTATCACATGACTCGTTGGTACATGATAAACTATATCCACATCATTTTTGGTAATATTACCAACAGAAAGACAATGGTCTATAGATTTTTGTGGGTAATTTCCATCATATTTTTTTCTGGTAAGTCTTTCTTCGTTGATGCTACAAATATGATTGCCATTAATAAAAAGAGTACAACCCGCGTCATGGACGAAGGTTGTACTCTCGGATACAGACTCTAGGTTTGCATCCCAATCATAAGCACCATAGATGCCAATGATGATCATTCTTCAGCGAGCTTCTGGAAATAGGACAATGCGTCATCTTCACTCTCCTGTGGAGTCATCTGCGCTACAGAACGAGTATGACCATCAACCACTTCATTATTACTGGTAATGACTGGTGCGTCTTCCTCTACGGTCTCATAGTCAACCTTAGGTTGAGCTTTGTTACCGAGAACATAATCAAGACGCTTCTTCAGTTCATCATAAGACTTGAACTGATCGGCAGCAGTGATTTCTGTAAGAGAGTATTCTTTCTTCCAGATTGCTTCCATAGCGTCATCATCATCCAGGAGAGCACCAGGACGAGCGAACTCAGATGAGTCGTAGTTCCAGTAACCAGCAACCTTCTTGATCTTGATCTTGAAGTCTGCTCCTGCCCAGAAATCGAAGGGATTGATAGGCTCTTCGTCTTCAAACTCAGGTTGCATGGCAGACATGACCTTATCAAAGATCTTCTTACCATACTTATAGAGGAAGACTTTACCTTCGTTCTCAGGGTTAGAAGGGTCCTTCACAACATAGATGTTGGAGTAGTAAGAGAGCTTACGCTTCTGCTTACGAGCAATTTCTTTGTCTGAATCAATACCAGTGTTCCAAAGTTCACTGTTGTATTCAGATACAGGATCCTTGGCACCATTAGTGGTCAAGGAATTTTCGATGTACCAACCGCCAGGACCTTGGAAGGCGTGAGAGTACAGTTTTGCCCAAGGCAGGTCTTCACCGTCAGGGGCAGGGAGGAAACGGACTACTGCGTAACCGTTACCAGCTTTATCTACTTCTGGTTTCCAAAGACGATCGTCTCCAGAACCACCTCCTTTGTTGGTCTTTTCGACTTCCTTGACCAGTTTGGCGGTCAGGGAACCAAGGGAGGATTGCTTTTTAAGAGATGCAAAAGACATAGGATTTGGCTTGTGTAAATTGGATTTGGTCTTTACGGGTCTATTATAGGGCGGACCCACGCCCAATGTCAAGGTTCGATTTGTTCCCTGACTTTAGCAAGGGTTTTCTGCATGTTACCAAACAGAACCGCACAGTCAACATCTTTAGGGAATCCCATAAGAACTGCTGACTGTCTCACGGTATCTTTCATAGCAACTGCTCTAGGATCGTCAGACAGACTCAACCTGGTGTATAGATTTCTCTGCTTTTCCAACAGATAATCTAACTTCTCAAGATGATGTAATTTCTTTTCTTTGTCCAGTTCAGCAAATTCAAATACTTCAGAATAAATTTGCTCCTGAAGCTCATTGATTTCGTCCATTGCTTCTTGGACTAATGGAGAATCGAAAAAGTCTGACATGTTACTCTTGCCTTGGTGTATTTAGTGGAAGTATAGTAGTTACTAAAATAACTCTTCTACCCTTAATTGGACTCTGCATGTAGTGTTTACCACTAAACAAAATTATATCATCTTCTGATGGATCATGGTAATCATATACTCCCGCAGATTTACTTTCGCAAAAAGTTTTTCCACCAGAGTCTGTAAAATACATTATAACATTACCATGTGGATACTGATGATCAATATGAGGTAAACTGTTATATACCTCATCCTCAGCATGAACACAATTTAAAGATATTCTCAAATAAGATGCAAAATCTATTTTATTGAAATCCAAAATTTCATTCAGTACATCAATAACTCCATGCCTCTCACTTTCATCAGAGTGACTAGGTTTTGGATACTTATATTGATTCTCTGGTCTTTCTAGAATAGTTCTTGTATAAAAAGGAAGATTCTTCTGTTTTCCCTCAACACCAACAGTATCAATATAGTTTGGTGTTGCTGAAGGAATATAAGACCACATAATATCAGTACCCAAAGCCCACCGCTTCAGTCTCATATAATTATCAGATTGCGGATTTTTGAGTCTTTTCATAAAGGCAGTTTTGCCCTTGTTGTTTT